GGCCCCGACAACCGGTCTTGACAGGCGTTTTCGTATGCGTCAAAATGGCATCACTTTCAAGCAACGCGCTAAGCGCACATTCGGAGTAAAGATCAAATGAACACCTTCAACAGCACCCAGCAAGCCCAAGACACCTTCAACTTCATCCTTGACCGCTTGCACGTACTGTTTCGGGATATCGTCGTACTGACGGAAGAACAGAAAAATGCACTGTACGCCAACGCTTCGGTGACGCCGAATCTTGGGAAGGCAGCACTGGCCGTCCATCGGGGACGTCGTGTCATCTTCGGTGTGGATGATGTTGATGCCAAATCGTACTTCATTGCGGCCGAAAACGGGGAATGGGTTGTTACCATGATTCACGCCCTGAACGGCGTAACCACCATCTACTATGACGGCATCACCGAGGCCGCGTTTGAACTGACATTCGGCAGTATCTGACGGATAAACGGGGTTGACAAAGACAATCAACCCCTTCATAATAGCATCACTGCCATCAAACAACGGTGTTGAAATGAATACCTTCAGCAAAACCGAGAAAGCCAGAAGTTCGTTTGAAGCCAAGTTCGTCGTGCTTCACTTGATGAAACATGAGAAGGTGGTTCTGACGGATGAGCAAACGGATGATCTGATGATCAATGCCTGCATCGTCCCGTCTGAAGACGTGTTTGCAGGAGTTGATGTCCACGGCAACAAGGTTCTGTTCGGTTACGACAGGGAAGACGGCCTGTCTTTCATCTGTGATGAGCGGGTGATGTGGGTGGTGTCGAAAGTGGTTGCCAAAGACGGTTCGTCAACGGTATACTATGACGGCATCAAGCAAGAATCGTTCGATGAAATGTTTCGTCGGTGATTGGTGGTCATCATGAACAACATGAACCAGTTTCAACCGCTTGAATCGAAACTCGAAAAGGTGGGTGGCTTCTTTGGTGCGCTCTTCATGGCGACCATGATTCTGCCAATGGTGATTCTGACGGTCTTTGAAGGTGTCTGCAAAGTCTTCCAAGCCGTGGGTCAAGAAGACGCCAACCGTCAGACCGACGAACGGGCTTGACAAAGAAGCCAAACTAGTTCAGAATACAACCATCGCAAACGATTCGGAGTAAACACGATGGAACCGATGATTGAATACGCACTTTGCTTCGCTGGTCTGATTCTTGGGCTTGTGACGTCAATCCACATCCATACTGAAATGATCATCAAGCGGATGTGGGATCAGATCAAGAACAACCCCGAGGCGATCTTCGGTGAATTGGAGGTTTGAACATGGAAATCTACTGCAGAATGGGGCACATCGTCTGTGATGATTGGTGCCAGACGGAAGAAGAAAGCAAGGAACGGTTCTTTGAAATTCTGAAAGCAAACGGCCTTGCTGGGTTTGTTCTTCCAGTACGCGAAGCGCGGATCAAGAACGGATACCTGCTTCAGTATCACAATGAAGGCATACATTCGATTCTGGTAAACGCTCAAGACTTCCAGATTCTGATGGTCTGCCAAGACGAAGCAGAAGCGAACGAAGCGTATAGCAAGTGGGGCAAACAATGAAGAAGTGCACGATCATCACCGACGGTCGCGGAACCGTCGAATGTCCAGAAGAGCAGTATTCGGATGCACTGATCAATGCGATGGGGTCTTATCCGATCATTGATCAATGGTCAGCTTCGCGCGGTGGCTTCTACTACTGGCGCGTACCGACGATCGCGGATACACCGATCCACTGTCTTTCGGTGGAAAACGAAGAGGAACGCAGACTTTACATCACACTATACAAGTGGCAATACGATGTTGCAAGATACGTCGCCGAAGGGATGATTGGTTATGAAGATTCGCCACGGATCGAGCAGAATCTCAAATGGATTGAACAAGTAAGGGGAAGCAACAATGTCTGATGCAGTACGGATTGTGCAGGAAGGTAACCGTCAGCAGTGCGTCTATGGCGTCGATTGGGAGCGCGGCACTTGGGAACTAGATGGCGTGAAGTATAGCCTTGAATTCAACGGCACCACGCTTCACTATGATCTAATCCCGTACGAAGACTGGCAAGATCAACTGAATACGGTTGTGGCTGGTATCAGGAAGAAAGCGGTTGAATTTGACTTCACCGCAGAGAAACGGGAAGTCTACAACAAGTTCTTCACTGAAACGGACCCACGGGAAGTATCTTCCTTCATCGGCAAGGAAGAAGATACGTACGTCGAATGGTGGGCTGGCATTCAGCCGAACGGCCAACCACTGTATATGATTACAGTGTTTGTTGGCGGTGAGGTTTCACCGATCATCGTCAATACGCGTGATAACGCAGAAGTGGTGTTCATCGAAGAATGCCGTAAACTGAAGGAATCGGAGTAAACACAATGGACGCGCAGACACATTTCAACCTGTTTGAAACCACGATCCGTACCTACGGTGATTATGGCAAGCTTTGGCCGTACCTGCTGGACGAACAACCGAACCAAACCCGCATTACTAACCTTGTGCTGGGCTGGAAGGTAACTGCGGTTGCTGGTGAACTGCGTTTCACTGGCATCACAGAATCGGAGTTTCTGGCGGCAAATGTTCTGCCACCAGCACTACGGGAAGCAGACGCCACCGACTTTGACCGTCTGGCCAATCTGATTCTGGATTATGGCCGAAAGGTTGACTTCAGCAGTCTGTCGCGTCCTTGCGCCATTCTGGCGGACCAGTATGCGCTTGAAGCCATCTATACCCTGAATGGTGTCTTCTATGGCGAATCCGATACGACGTTCGTCATCTTTGATCGGCTTCTGCAATGGTCGGTTGTGATTTCTTCCGCAAACGAAAGCGATGTGCAGGAACTAAAGGGTATTGACAAAGCGGGTTTGGGTGTTGTATACTCTTCCCTGTTGTCATCACTGGAGTAAACAACATGATTTACACGCTGGTTCTTTCCGCTGGTCTTCTGTTCGGCCCCCACTGCGAAGACGGTTGCAAGGTGCTTACTGGGGTTGATACCCCGCCAGCTGGCAAATACAGCGCCGCACAAATGTTCGGATACAAGGGGATTGGTTTCCATGCCGACGGCGTAGGCAAAATCTTCGCGATTCACCCGACATGGACCACCGAACGGGAACGGATTCTTGTTGAAGGCGAAGCGCAACACCGCCGCAACGTCACCGCTGGTTGCATCAACATTTCGGACGCAGATTTCCGCAAGCTTCCAAGAACGCGTTTTGAACTGATCATCAAGGAATGAACCAAATGAAAACGATTCTCGCTGGTCTGGTGGTGCTTCTGGTGTCTGGCTGCGCAAGCACCACGGTAGGTGTGTCTGGTTCTCGCGGTGGTGTGTATCAGTCATACGAAAGTTCGACAATCTGGCATAATGGCCCGCACCCCGCTTGGGCAGTCACCATCAATCAACCCTTCTAGGAGGCAATACAATGAAAACGATTCTCATCGCAGTAGCAGCACTGGTTCTGGCTGGATGCGCATCACTCGACAATGCCCCAGCTTCGACACTTGATCGATTCACGGTTGAGCAGCACTAATGAAAGGCGCCCTTCGGGGCGCTTTTTCTTTTTGGTAAATAGATAAGACTTAACAATTTAACCCTAGGTGCCGTATGTCCAGAACCCGCCCAGCTTCACGTGATGAGTTTGTTGCCTACTGCCTTCGCCGCCTTGGCGCCCCAGTTATTCGTATCGATGTAGTCCCAGAACAGGTTGAAGACCTTGTTGATGAAGCCGTATACAAGTTCCAGTATGAGCACTTCAACGGTTCCATTCAGGCTTTCCTTCCTTTCACCGTTACTGCCGAATCGAAGACGAAAGGTTTCCCTGTCGACGAATCGATCATCGGCATTCAGGAAGTGCTTGATTCGGGCATTGTCGGTGGTTCCAGCAAGTTCAGCCTTCAGTATCAGCTTACCGCCCCAGCATACGAATATGCCCTGAAAGGCGGTGGTATGCTGACCTACATGCTGCAGATGCAATACCTCGAAACGCTGAAGATGATTGCTGCCAGCGGCAAGGCCCAACGGATGCGCTACAATCGCCACATGGACCGCCTGTTCATTGATGCGGTGAATCTTGAAGTTGGTCAAGTCTACATTGCTGAATGCACCGTCGCACTGGACCCAGAAGAACATACCCAGATGTGGAATGACCCATTCCTCAAACAGTATGCAACCGCCCTGATCAAGCGTCAGTGGGGCAACAACCTGCGGAAGCTGCAGAATGTCCAGCTAATTGGTGGCGTCACTATTGATGCCCAGCAGATTCTGACAGAAGCCCAAGAAGAGATTGACAAGATGCACGAAGAAATGCTTCTGGAACATCAGGAACCGATCCTCCAGATTCTAATGGGGTGATTCATGGCAACCAATCCGTATTTTAATCACGTAACCGCAAGGAATGAGCAAGACCTTTGGCATTCCCTTGCGGAAGAAACCGTCCAGATGGCTGGCATCGATGTTCAATACATCAAGGCTGACACGGTTCAAGGCGAACACTATGATGACCTGTTCGGTGAGAACCGTTTTGAGAAGCTGTCAAAAGCCGTCACTATAGAAATGCTGCTGAAGGATTTCGAGCAGCCATACAGTGGCGAAGACCTGTATGCCAAGTTCGGCCTTAGCCAACCCAATCAGGCGACGTTCATCGTCGCCGTTCGTCGGTTCCATAAGGAACTAGGGATGCGACCCCGCGAAGGCGACTATATCTTCATCAACTTGCCAGATGTGCTTGGACCAAACGATATTTTCCGTATCCATTCGGTCGATTCGAAGGATGTGCAGTGGAAAGCGCTTGGCAGCCCCGTGTACTACTACATCAAGTGCGAACGCGCCAAGTATGCGCATCAGGAAGTGGATACGTCGGTACCAGAGCTTGATCTATCTGCAGAGATTCATTCTCAAGTAGACGCCAACGATCAGACGGACCCGCTGCAAGACCTGACAAACATGTTCGTTGACTTCAGCGAAAAGAACCCGTTCGGAGAACCATAATGCTTTCATGGCCACCCTTTTACCACGGACACTTTAAGCGCTACATCACTGTTTTCGGCACCTTGTTCAACGACATTTCCATCGTCCGCAAAGGCCAGAACGGCAAGGAAAAGACGGTCAAGGTGCCTCTGTCGTTCGTCCAACGTGATAAAGTGCTGGAACGGTTCCGTCAGAACCCGACACTGAAGGAAGCATGGAATAACTCTTTCCCGCGGATGACGTTTGAACTCGGTGGTTCTCCCGTCTACAACGGACAGCGTAAGGAAAACTCTGTCAACTACCAAATGAAGAATCTGGGGAACGGGAAAGCGTCCATACAATTCACCCCAGCGCCATATGATATCAATATGGTGCTGTCTGTCTTCAGCAACTACTTCGAAGACGGCTTGCAAGTTGTGGAGCAGATTCTCCCGTTCTTCCAGCCAGAATACACCGTTCGTGCGAAGGAAATCCCAGAACTCGACATTGACCGTGATATCCACATCGTCTTGAATTCTGTGACGATGAATGACAATGTTGAAGGCAGCTTTGAAGAAGGCCGTCTGATCGAATGGTCGCTAGACTTCACTGTCAAGGGGTTCTTCTTTGGGCCGCTCCAAACAGACAAGAACCTGATTACGCGGGTGGATGCAAACACGATCTTCAAATGGCCAAAGGACGGTCCAGAAGATTTTGATGTGAAGGTGCAACTGGAAGGTAACCCAGTCACCAGAGAAATCACGTCACAGATTATAGAGAAATGATATGTTCGAGAAACTAGAAGAAACGTTTGGTGTGGTTCCAGCCGCCATCGACGTGATTGATGATAACGAATCTCAACTGGCGGTTGTTGAAACGGATGGCGACGAAAGCGAAGAAGTGAAGCAAGCGAAGGCCGACAAGGCCCTTGTGCGTGAGACTTACATCAACATGTTGTCACAGACGGGTAACGCCCTTCAAGTTCTGACACAGATCGCTCAAGGCACGGAACATCCTCGGGCCTTCGACACCATGGCCAATCTCATCAAGACCATCACCGAGACCGCGGGGAAACTTGATGAACTGGCTGATAAGGTGCTTGGAAGCAAAGCACCAAAAGCAAAAGGGGATGCCCATGCGGACACCCCCTCTTCTACGGTGAACAACAATCTGTTTGTTGGGTCTAGCGAAGACCTGATGGCGATGATTCGTGGTTCATCCACCAAAGAAATCAAATGAGAATTACTTCTTCTCAATAAACATCTTCTGCCCCGCGATATGAAGCAGTGAACGCAGTGCTTCCGTATCCACCACTTCAGAGGCCGTCTTCACGACGTAGCTATATTCCTGATAGTAATCACTGTCATGGATATGGATATGTTTGGAAGACGGCCTTTGTCGTTCATCGGACCAGAAACCGTTCACGTGTTCGGTGGCTGGCTTCAGCTTCACAGATACGCCAGTGGTTGAAACCGTAGCAGTGGTGAACGGTGCGTTTTTGAGAATGGTTATCGTCTGGATGGTGTTCATGTCTGGTGAAAACGTTGGGGTGATTGTGCAGCCCTTCCCTTTCTTCGTTTCCCAGACTTCACGCCCTTCCTTGCTGGTGTAGCCAAACCCAGAACGGATAAGCTGAAGACCAGTCACCGCACCAGAGGCGTTTACTGCGGAAACGCGGGCCTTCAGACCAGAACCCAGCGCAGCACCGTCCCACGACACCACATCACCGACGGCGTATCCAGTTCCGCCAGCCTTCACCGAGACCGAAACGCCCTTCCCATACCGCACTTTATCAACACGGAAACGAAGCCCACCAGCGGTAAACTCATCCCCATCATTCCAGACGGGATCAGATGTGAACGATTCGACTGCGCACTGTTGAACGACGGTGAACGGACCAAACGTGCCGCCGATGGTTCCAGACACGTCTTCGATGACCAGCTGATAACGGTTCCAATCTTTGGTGACTTCTGACACAGAGAAAGCGGAATTACCGTCTTCAAACCGTTTCCACTTGATTTCGTCTTCTGTAAGTGTCGTTTCAACGAGAAGCACCCGCTGCGAGTTCCACACGGCATCACTTGGCTTGAAGACACGTTCCTTCGGAAACTCAACGGTGGCAGATTCGCCAGTGGTCGCGCGAAAGTAAATGTCAACCGCTTCTGGCGTACCGCGCAGCTGATAGAATTCTTTCAGGTGCTTTGCGAAGTGACGAAAGTCGCCGATCATGTTCGGAGGGACGTTCTTCGCATAGCTGTTCTTGTAAATTGGTAGCAGTTCGTCGATGACAAGATCAATGTCGTTCGCGCCCTTCAGGGCAGCGAAACCAAGATCAGCCCCTTGTTCGGCTTCCCAGCGATAGTATGCATCAAGGAAAGCACGGAACAAGGGATAGTCTTCATTGACGAACGACGGAAGGATTGATAGCTTCTGTGCTACCTTCGCTTCTACATTCGTTTTCATACTGTTTTCAGTTCCACCGTAAGGTTATTCTTGTTCAGCATGATTGCGGTCGCAAACCCCGCGATCAGATCGTCATTCGCTGGGGTTGCGGTGAACGTAACATCCGTCGAACCAATGTTGCTGGTATCCAGACGGATTTCACCAGTGGCATAGTCGACCTTCCCCACCGTCTTGTCGTTGATCGACAGCACGCCCACAGAACCAGCGGGTTTATCGATGATCTGATACGTCTTCCCGTCCTTCTTCCAGACTACTGGCGTGCTCTTGATGGTGCCAGCGACCAGAGCGTTTTCATACGATCCGACCAGTTCTTTTTCACGGATGGGGAAGTCAATATTCATGGTGTAATCGATCCTTGTGCCAGCGATGGCGCGTGAATGGTTTTGAATCAGGGTTAGAAGTTCCGAATAGTGGAAGTCAGTGTCAAACGTTCCGAAGCCATTGTCAAAGTAACCTTCAACCAAAGCCCGAATCTGGGATGACAGGGCGCCCAGAGAAACGTTTGTGGTGCTGCGAAGCGTGGTTGTGACAGTCATGTTCAGCCGCAGGAATTTCGGATCAACCACCACTGGCTGAATTCCGATGACCGCCCGTTCCTTGATCTTCCGCTCAATGTCTTTCTTGTTAGCAGAAGTCAGCTTGATTAGGTTCTGCGGGATGATGCAAACGAAGACCTTGCCAAACTGCGGCGGGTTCACTTCTTCGCCGCCCCAGACGGAAACCGATTTGGCGTATGGGTAAACGTCGTTAGCTACCGCGGCAAAATCCGACTTAGTGACCGCACGGTTGTTCGACTGGAAGAACCGCGGGGCGTTCAGCTTGATTTGGTTCGTCGTTTCTGGTGCAGCACCACCGTTCGATTCTTGGACGGTTCTGATGGTAATGTCCGCGTTCTCATACCCAGCGAATGAACCGACCAGAGCGAAACGAGAAAGGTTATTGGCGGCGGGGCCTTGCGTTTCCAGATACTCCACATACACCACCGAGTTAACCGCTGGCGTTTTCCCGAAGACACCATCACCGAATTTCAGTTCATGGTAACCAGCGTCCGTTTCCTGAATCCAGTATGCTGGCGTGTCTTTGTCGATCTTGGCAATGCCGTGAGCACGTTGGAATACGTCGAATGTGGTTGCAGTGGCGTTCGGATATACGGCAACGAGCAGCGTACTAGTGTCAATGGTATTGCTTGGAAGCACGTAGCGCCGTTCAGTGGTTTCCACATCAAACGTATGGGCCTTGATCTGACCTTCGAATACTTCCACATCATCGGCAGTAAACTTCGTGCCTTGTTTCTTCAGCGTGTGCGGCTTCAGCGTCACGAAGACGTATTGTTGACCATCGCCTTTCACCGTGAAACGCGTTCCGCGGGGGATGACCAGCGTGTCTTGCTGGCGGGCTGGATCGACAATAGAAACGGACAGAACGGCGCGGGCTGCAGTGATGCTGCGCGGCGTATAGCCAAGAAGCTTGGCGCGGGAAACGACATTGGCCCGAACGACCGCTGAATCAATCTCTGCTTCGTTGGCAAGCATGTTTGCCAGATATGCATTGTTCTGGCTGTTGTAGGCCAGCACGGACAGCAGCGCACTAAGGCCACTGCCTTCAAAGTTATAGTCCTTGAAGACGGTTTGCTTCTTCATGAATTCCTTCAACGATTCTTTGATTGAATGGAAATCCATGTCAACTAGGTTCACGGAATTCATCTGGTGCGCTCCACAAATACGGTGATGCTTTCGGTTCGGTTCAGGTCTACTATGGTATAGTCAATGGTTACGTCAAGACGGTTCTGGTCTGGCTTCTGGAACACCACCACAGATTCTACCTTGACGCGTGGTTCATATTTCTCGATCAGTTCAAGAAGCTTTGACCGCAGGTAGTCGGTGGTGATTGGTCCGAAGTTCTCAAACAGCAACCCGCGCACGTTCCCGCCTTTGTCTGGTTGGAATGGCGCCTCGTATTCGTTGTAGGAAACGAGATTGCGGATTGACTTCTTGATCGCTTCGGCATCGTTTGCCAGCAACACATCACCAGTCAGGGGGTGCCTTTGGAAGGCAAGGTTTAAGTCTGTGTAGTATGCCATAATAGTAGACGTAGGTCAATGTCATATTATGTATCCGATGGTCCGAAACCGAGTTCTTGGTTGGTGCGCCATAAACGAGACAATCTTTCTCAAAACGCAAAATTCGACCCTATAAAACAAGGGGTCAAAAGAGCACTTTTTCGCAGTTTTGATCGCGCTGGGGTGGAGACACCACAGCAAAGGCCTGAATCAACATTGCCCCAAACCCACTTAAAATCCAGTGTCAAATTTTGAGTTATGTTTTGCCTAGATTTTAGGCAAAGAAAAGCCCCCGAAGGCGTATTCTCGAAAGACCCTCGGGGGCAACCCCTCTTCAAACAACCTTCCCTCTCACATCATGGCCATCATTATACCCGTTTCTTCCGCTTTGTCAACTGTTCAGTTTCTGGTTCTGGCTGAATCACGGCCTTGACCGACGAAACGTCGTATTTGCCATACAGAAGGCGTTGCAGCACGTCATAGTCGGCTAGCGTAAGGGCAGTGCGATAAGAATCGATCAGGAAGCGGGCTTCTGGAAAGCGTTTGTCCATCAGTTCCAGATTGAAAAGTGCCTTGTCTAGCGTGACGTAACCGAGACCGCCCCACTTCCCATCTGCCAGCACTGGTGCTTCAATCGACCACAGACGTTTGAACGTCCATTCAATGAAGCCCCTGTCGGTGGATTTGGCCAGTGCTTCTTCAACCGCTTCTGGTGTGTCGGCGACCAGAACACCATTGAAGTCAGCCGAACAACGATTGCATGTAGTTTCCATCTTTGCTTTCCTTTGGTTCATCCGTTACTGGTTCTTCGGGTTCATCCGTCACGTGCTGATATCCACTGGCGTCGGAACGGAACAGTTCTAGGTCATCCTGCACACGACGAAGGCGCTTCGCAATGCAATACTTGAACATCGTCTGGATGCCGCCCTTTACTGGTTTCTCATACTCTTCAAGGATTTGAGAACGTATCTCATCTGGAATCTTGTTCAGATCGATGAGTTGCTCATTCATCGTGAAGCGGTCCTTGAAGTCTCGATACGCCCGCGCTGGGTTGGCGTGATACTCTTCCTTCATCTTGGCTGTCATCGGCTTCTGACGTTTGTCGGTGACGCAGCAATCATCATCAGAACGGACGTTGGGGATGCCGTCGGAAGCGTCGCCAGACAGAATCAGTTCCATCAGTTCCCACTTCGGATCGGTGGTGCGAATCCACTTCTTCATGATCGGGGAATACTGCGCAACGCCTTCCTTGTAGTGAAGCTGCTTGTAGTCCTTGTCGCTGGATACGATCAGGGTTGGTTTGTCACCAAACGTCTGGGCCAGAACCGCAATCACGTCATCCGCTTCTGCCTTCGGCACTTGGACCACCTTCCAAGGAAGAACTTGCTTGAATTCTTCCGTCAGAACCTTGGCGATCCGTGCAATTTCTTCCCAGTCATACTTGCCCTTCTCCCGTTCCTTCTTGCGGTTCATCTTGTAGTGGGGGAAGATATCGCGGCGCCAGTATCCAGTCATGGAATCGACCGCAACCACTGGATTGCCGTATTTCTGGCCAAACTGTTTCTTGTACGACAGAAGCGTTACGAGCGTCATACTGCGCACCATCGATTCCGACAAACCTTCCTTGGCGTTTTGGAAGATGACGGAATAAATGGTCTGGCTTAAATCAATGAGGATCATACTAAACCTTTGGAATGGTTTATGGAAATCGTATTATAACCGATACGAAAAGGCCCGTCAAGCGGAACCTGACGGGCCGTGAGACGATTATTCGTCTGCTAGTTGTTTGAAGAAGGCCAGATCGTCATCTTCTTCATCGTCCAGTTCGACGGCCTTAGCGGCGGGGGGGGGCCTCCGGGGGGCGGGCTTCGGCTGGGTCCGGGTCCGTCTCGGCGGTGTCCGTCCATGCCGCGGCGTCGCCGCGCGTGTCGTCCCCGGCAGCGCCGACGGCGCCGCCCACGTCTGGGACGTCATCACCTCCGGCGAGCTCGTGACGCTGCGCGACGATGCCGCCCTGGTCCGCTCCTACGCGTGGAACCCCGACGGCCCCCGGCGGCGACAACTGGTTCAGCACCCACCCCGACACGCATGACCGCGCCCGCCGCCCGCAA